TCATCGATGAGGAGGCGGCATCATGGGGAGCAGGTCTGAGCCAGTACCTCACGGCCCGGTTGGTGTGGCTGGCTCGGTCATGGGTGGCCGATGGTGCCTTCGATGCTAAGCGTCTGCGTGTGCTACGTGCTCTGCGTCGAGCTGGTACTAAGGGCATGTTGCGTAGCGAGCTGACCCGAGCAACGCAGGCATTGAGGCCCGCGGAGCGTGAAGAGATCCTGAATTCACTGGTGACATCACATGAAGTTGAGCTAGTTCAAGGTGAAGTTGGAACTAACGGCAAGAGGCCGACTCGCTATATCTGTCGTGGTAGTTAGGGGTTAAGTGTCATGGCAGGCAAGTTCACAGATTCACGGCCACTATTAGATAAATACCCAGAGAGTATTAAAACAATACTGGCAATGAATCTGGTGAAGTTGGAATTAGATGAAACAGGAAACAATATAATATAATAATAATATATATTTAATATTATATTATATTATAGTTATCTTTCTTCAGGAGTATATCTTTGTCTAGCAGAATCCCAATCATGGTTGGCGAGCGTCTGTTCCCAAACCGGGCTGCCCTCTTCGCTCACTACAGCGCCATCGTCCAGAGCTACCTCCATGGGCAGGAGGTCAGCCCTGAGCACGCTGCCGAGTTCACCGCGCTCCTGGTCTCTCAGCATCCCGATGGCGACGAGATCACGTCTGACGTGACGGGCTATCGGGTCATCCATGAGCACTCGGTGTTTAGGCGCAGCAAGAACCACGTTGAGATCCTGCGCCAGTCTGCTGAGCCCTGCCTAGTTGGATGGGTCAAGGCCTGCCGTGGATTTGCCAGCGTCGATTGGGGGCGCCTAGGGGCTCGATCTGCGATACACGGCCAGATCATCGAGTTCCGCCGATCGTCGCTCCTACGGGCACCAGAGTGCGCAGAAACGGGCGTCATGCTTGATGAGGATACCGCGGTCGTCGATCACTGGCCCATCACGTTTGCTCAGCTTTACTCCGCATGGCTACGTGAGCGGGGGCTCGACTCGCGCAAGATCTTAGTCACGCACCGGCCTAACACCCCAGTGCAGATGTCAGATCCTGCCCTGCGCGCGGACTGGCAGGATTATCACGATACCCACTGCACGCTGCGGATTGTGACTCGCAAGGTCAATTCGCAGAGCTGGCGTGAGGTCATTTGAGCCACGATGGCCATGGCCCCTGCTGCTCGTTGTAGCAGGGATTTTCTGCGGGCATGCTGCCGTTGAACTGTCATCCATGGCCATCGTTTAAATCCCCTAGGACCGGCGGCGCATTAAGCCAAGTTCTGCGCCGGGGCTTCGGGGGTGCGGTAGGTACCCGGTCACCTATCGCTCTCACGTGTGTGATCGGACACTAGCCCACTGTCGGAGGTGGGGCGTGAGATGCCGCGGTTTGCGGTTGTTTGGTGAAGTTTATGGAGTTTATCATGGAATGGATGGACACTTACGTATCTGTCGTAAACGGGCTATATCGCGCACTTCGCAAGCCAGCAAGTTTTAGAGCAGTCGAAAGTTTATATTCTGTGCTGCCTTACGCGTTACACAACATGCACGGCAAACCAGAGCATCTTATTCTAGTAAATAGGGATTACAAACCGCTTGGATGCAGCACCGAGCGGCATATTATTTATGAAAATTATCCACATTTACACATCTCAAGAACTGACCCTGTTATTGCGCCATTGATCAAGCGCGCGGAAAGGAAAAAACTAAAAATTGCAGGTTCATTTTTTTTGTATAACACCTTTCAAGAATCTCCATTTAACAATGTGCAAACTGCTCGGACATATTTAAAAATTCTTGAAAGCATATGGCTTACCGCAGAAGGTAAATCACACACGCATTCACTTATGCGCAGATGCAATTGTGGTGTGCAATTGCTTTCAAATGAGGCTTTATTTGCGTGCTCACATTGTGAAAATCAAAAGATTGCTTACGACAGATTTGTCAAATTGGCTTTAGGAGTGAAGGAATGATATGCGCCCTCTATGGCAGGTAATGGTCGATCATCGTGGCAAGCAGTGGGCCATGATTGGCAACCTTACGGAGGAGGTTGCCCGCGAGCTGAGCACAGAGCTTAATCGCTCAGCTAAGGCAGGAGAGCCTATTTTGTTTTGGCCTGAGCATGTCTCACGGACTTGGGCCATTGGCAGGGAGGATACGACAGATGAGCAATGCAGTGATGTGCGATGCCTGGGCGATCGAGATGGCATGGATCGAGATGATCCTGACAATGGAGAAATGGGATGAAGATTGTACCGATAACGACTAAGGTGCGTGGCGATGACGGGCGCATATGGCATGTGCCACTGCACACCAAGCTGCTCGATTGTGCCCGGTGTGGCACTGCCATGAGCGCTAGCCTAGTGACATTGGCGCGAGGTGGTGGTACTCTGCCCCTGATGCGTGGAAGACTGCCAGACATCGGTGGCAATATGAGACCTTATTGCGAGACGTGCTATGACGGCGTGAGGATCAACCAATGAGCATTCTCGACAACATCAACAAGGCCTTTCTTGTTGGCGACGAGCTGACCGAACTGGACATCCAGTGGCTGCTCGATGAGGCTGAGGCTGCTGCTCGACTGCGGGCAGCGATTAAAAAGAACTGCACTCTCCGCGCAATGGGCACGGAGATGATTCAAGATTGGGCTCGTGAGGCACTAGGATGATCTACGCTATTTGCTCGATTTTATTGTTTGGCCAGTCAGCTCAGCAGAGCGCAAACATGAGCGCGGCCCAGGGACGCATGGCTCATCGTGGCGGGTCGTATCGTTATGAGGGCGTCGGTTTCTCAACAGTCAGTGCGCAGCAGGCGATCCGCAACTGCTGCTACTACGGGCAGCGCACACCGATCGAGATTGCCGTGAGCCGTGGGCGCAATGGCTGGTACGCATGCGTGAGGTACCGATGAGCGAACAATCTTTTCTGACAAGCGGCGAAGCGGCGGAGCTGCTGGGCGTAAGCGGCAGCAGGATACGCGAGCTTATATCCAAGGGGCGGCTTCAAGCTACTCCAGTCGGCCGGATGCTGCTCATTGATCGAGCCGATGCGATTGCAATCTCAAAGGCGCCGAAGATCGCGGCGGGGCGACCATCTCATCAACTTAAACGGCCAAGTAGGCGATTGATTTATCGGCAATTGAGAAAATGCTTTATTGCCTGCAATCTTTGGCATGATGGTAGTGTTGTAGGTTGCAAACAAGCAATTCGTGCAATACGCAAAGCGTCTAAGGCGCAAAATACTGATACGCTATTTGGGCGTCGTATTGCCCAAATAGCGACGTATATTGAAGAAGGCAAAGTTTATAGAGCAATAGAAATTTTAAGAACTTTAGGCATTGATTGTTTTCATTGTAATTCTTCATTGTTAATTGACATTAAAATTAAAATAGAAGAATTAATTTTCTGTTTTAAATCAGACCCGTTTAGTTCGCCATTGTTAGAATATATGGCAACAAGTTTAAGAGTTTCGGTAGGTAATCTTAATGATTTATTGGGCGTTTTTCGTTCCAGCGAATGGCCTTTACGCGCTAATCAACTCAGCAGGGAAACAGTTGAAAATCTTCACTGCTTGTCTCAACGATGCGGATTCTTACCTGTTAAAAGTATGCTTCCTTATGAACGAGCCTTGGAAGCATTTAACCAAGCTGGCATCGAAAGGCATAGATCATGGATGAGCGCTCACCACCGACACGATACGACGAGACGCTTGCTTGGTGCGGCGTTGGGCTGCTCGCCGCGGCCCTTGGCTGGACTCTCTACTGGTGCGTCTGGCTCCTGCGTGAGATCCTAGGCTGAGGAGGACATCATGAGCGATCCGATTAGCCCTGATCACTATCGACCTCGAGACGGCAGCAACATCGACTGTGCTGCCGCGCAGCGGGCAGGCCTTGGCCTTGCTGGTTATCGATCCTACCTAGCAGGATGTGCGGCCAAGTATCTGTGGCGGCACACCGAGAAAAACGGTATCGAAGATCTGCGCAAATCGGTGCAGTGCATCAATATGCTAATCGATACCTACGAGGGCAGCAGATGACGCACCTACAGCTACTGATCGAGTCGCAGCAGCGAGTCCTGAAACTAGAGCGCCACATTGGCCAAATCAACAAGGGCATCGATGTCGTTGATGTGCTTCACAAGCAGATCAGCGCATACCAGAAAGAAATCAGGAGGCTACTCAATCGGCTATTTCGTTATTCGATGGATGATGGCACTGAGCATCAACATCGTTATGCTCTGCTGGTACCTAGCCTCGAGACCAAGGGCGAGGGTCGATACACCACCATCACGACCATGGCAGACAAAGAGGAGGCGCTCAGCCTTGCGCATGAGATGCTCACGCTCTACGACTTACACTGCGAAGTCATGGATACCGAGACGCAGAATCTCCTAGATACCTAGTCTCGACGCAGCACGGTAAGACCATTGTTGTTCTGGCGGATCAGCTCGATCCGCCATTTATTATTGGCATCGATGAACTCGTCAATAGCCATCAGCAGCCCTGCCTTGCCAGCATAGGTCGGCCTAGCCAGTGGCGAGGCATGAGGGTAGATAGGCTCATCCTGATGACCGTAGGTCACGGTGTCATGTAAGATAATCACGCCATTTTTTCTTATGCGATCGGCGTGTTTTGCGAGCTCGCCGCGGAGCTGAGCGTAGGTGTGCAACGTGTCAATGAACAGCAGATCGGTTTCCTCGATCACACTCATCGTCAGCACATCTGCCCGCCGAAACTCATACTCGATGCCAGCAGATGCCGCGTGCTCAGCTACTAGGCTCGTGTCCACATGCACAATGTCATAGCTGATCATGCGCTGAGGCAGCCCCGCCAGCAACGCCCACGTGGAGATCACGCCACGCACGCCCATCTCGGTGATGTGCTCCTGATTCCAGGCATAGTCACGCAGGATGCTCAAGTGCTGGTTGATGTCGCTTGGCGTGTCCCGCACACGGGCATACTCGGTCAATATCGACATGATGGTCATCTCTTCACCGGCAGGTAGTCCGTGTACTCGTACGGCCAGTGTGGCGTGAGCTCGACGATGCCGCGTGTCGTATTGTGCTGCCGCAAATGATTGGCAGCCATCTCGCTCACGATGTTGGTGCTCCAGCCGCTGGCGTGATAGCCTCCAGACGTGCCCCAACGATAAATGTAGAACCTATCCTTGTCCTCAATCTCCTGCGTGATGGTGCCGTAGCGCTTGCGTAACTCGTCAAATAGTAGAACGTCTATTGATCCGCTATCTCTGACCTCGCTGTAGCTGCCAATTGACCTAAATACCTCACGACTCATCATCAGGTTGCAATGGTAGAGATTGCGGCTTGCTGTAAGCTTGTGCGTGTCCTCCTCGAACCACGCACTAGCCGTGTGGTAGATGCGATTACTGTCGAGATGCTCGACGCTGTAGCTGAGCCGCCATGGCAGGTAGATGTCGTCGTCTTCCCAGATCGCTAATAGGTCGCCGGTGGCAAGTGATGCGGTCGCGTTGAACTTTGCCCCGAGCGGGCGAATCTGATCTGCCACGTTGAAGATCTTGACCTGTGGATGAGCGAATACCAGCGTCTGATCGCCGTAGTCATTAAGGATTATGAGCTCTTTCTCGCCCTGATAATCCTGCCGCAGAAACGACTCGATGGCGTGCTCGAGTTGGCGAGGCCTGCCATATGTTGGGCATAGGCAACTGATCTTTGGCAGCGTCATAACTCACCCCTGAGGTCGTGATCGT